GTGTTAGCATTAAAGCATACACGCATTTATGAGAGGGATGGTAGATTGATTCAATTGGATTTTAAAACTAAAAATAATGGGACTCCTGTTCTTAAAAGAGCAGAGATAGATGATTTAGCAGAAAGAGTTTTACAGGATTATAATTCAAAGATCCTTCAGGAACCTTGCAGTTTAGATGTTGAGCATTTTTCAGAATGTTATGCCGGATTGGAAATGGACTATCAAGATTTGACGCATAATCAATCCATATTAGGAATGACAGTATTTAATGATTGTTATATTCCTGTATATGATGCAGATAATAATAAGGTTAAACCAATACCAGTAAATGAAGGGACTATATTAATAGACAATAGTCTTTTGAATGAAGATCAATTAAGAAGAGGCCGTTTTACCCATGCACACGAGATAGCACATTGGCTTTTACACAGGCATATTTACACAATTAATAAAATGCAAATGACATTATTTGATAGTTCTATCCCAAATGAGCCAGTGATAAAATGTCGTACAACCGATATTGAAAGTGCAGGGAAAAGGCAGCTTGTAACTGATGATGATTGGATTGAATGGCAGGCGGATTATATGGCTTCAGCATTATTGATGCCTAAGAAAATCTTTACCCGATATGTAACAGCTAAATTTAAGTCAGCAGTTATGGTGGGAATGTGTTATGAAATGGGAACTGATTTTGAAAAAGATTTATGGGCAGATATCTTAAGTCGTGAAATTGCAGATATATTTGACGTATCTTTAACAGCTGCAAAGATAAGACTTAAAAATTTGAATTTCATTAAGGAAAAACAGGAATATAAGCAGTTTTCTATTATTTAAGTGTTCAAAACTTAATATTAAATAAATTTGACAGTGGAAGGAGGTGTATATTATGAGTAGTAAGTTTGGGGATTTTATTGCAGAAAAAAGAAAACAAAAGGATATAAGTCTAAGAAAGATGGCAGAGCTGTTAGATATCTCTCCAGCTTATTGGAGTGATATTGAAAAAGGGAGAAGAAATCCACCTAATATCAATAAGATTGAGGAAATAGCAAAAATATTAGGACTAACACCAGAAGAAACAGATTATATGATTGATATAGCATCTGAAGATAGGGATGAAATCCCTATGGACTTACCTGATTACATCAAAGAAAGTGGTTTGGCTAGAACTGCCCTTAGAAAAGCACGAAAAATCGAAAGTGAGGGTAAAAGTGATATTACAGAAAAGGCTTGGCTTGAATTTATTAAAGCCTTAGATGAGAAAGAGTAGAGAGGGGGATACTCATGAATGATTATTTTAAAAGTATGATAGAAGAACAGTTTTATCAACAAATTTTTGATACTTTACAAGATGAAATAATGAATAACTATTCTGAGTATGACTTAACATTAAGAGCTAGAGATGTAATAGAAGTTTTAGAAGCTACATTGGATAATATAGAAATATTAAGGGTCAATAACATCAAGCAAGATGATGAAGAAGTAAGTTTTGATATACTTGTTAATTGCGATATAGAAATAGGGGATTATTTTGCTAAAGAAAATATTTCAGAGTCAATACGCCAATGGTTTAAATTAAGCTGCAGTGCAGTATTGGATAATGCTTCATTAAGTGATTTTGTTATAAATGACATAGAAGCCTACAATAAATAAAGGGGGATGGGGTTATAATGAATTTGAATAATGATTTAGTTCCCATCATCAGAAAAGGGGATATAGATAAAGAAGCAACTAAATTTTTGCAAAAATACTATCCACAAGGTTTGAAAGAACCAATGGCAATACCAGTAGAAGATATTGCAGAGCTTAAAATGGGACTTGAAATAGACTATGTAAATATTGATAGAAACTGCGATATTTTAGGTATGATGATATTTTCTGATGGATGTGTTGAACTTTATGATAAGGATACACAGCAAAATATTATAAGACAATACAAAAAAGGAACTCTCCTAGTTGAAAGTAATCTTTCTGAAATAACAAATAGAGGCAGAGAAAGGTTTACTGTTACCCATGAAATGGTTCATTGGGACAAGCATCAATTAAGATTTATGACCCTGTCATATAAAGATAAAGCTATGGCAAAAGCCTGTAGATGTCCTAAACAAAAAGCATACAAGCCTAAAACAGCAGATGAGTGGATAGAGTGGCAGGCTGATAACATAGCAGCAGCAATCCTAATGCCAGCAGAAATGTTTAGAATAAAGGCAGAAGAGTTAAGAGGAAGATATAAAGCAGGAAAAAGAATAAACGATTTTTTGTGGAGAGGATTAAGTCCGGAAATTATTAGAGAATTAATAATTGATGAATTAGCATCTGTGTTTCAAGTATCAAAACAGGCTGCTGGAATAAGATTAAATACTTTGGGAATTTCAATATAAAGATGACAGCAGGAGCTATAGCTCGTGTTGTTATTTTGAAACAATATGTTCACATGTAAGCGTGCATAACACAAATGTATCAATTTTACTCTTGCATTATGTTAATGACTAAATGCATACAAGTTATAAAAGTAAGACAAAATTTTTTTAAGCTAAATGTTCGCTTAAAAGCTGACATGACACGATTAGAGAAAAAGATGGAGGTGCCTATGGTATTAGAAGAAGTGAGAGACAAAGGAAAACATAAAAAGCTATTATTTAAAATTCTTATTGAAGAAGATTCTTTCTTAATATCAATAAAATGCAGAGAGCATAAGGAACCTGTTTTAATTGATATTAGTTCAGTTATAAGTCCATATGTAGATAAGACGACAATGGTACGAATTAAAGAAGTCTGTAAGTCTATTTATAAGAAGAAAAGAGAAGAAGCATCTTAAATAATATAAAAATCAAATAAAATCCAATCCCTTGTGAGCTGCTTAGATAGCCGGATTGAAATGTAAATGTGCATTTAAGGATTGTTCCTTAGCACATAACATTTCTCCGGCTATTTTTTATTGCTACGGGAACTAAAATTTTTTAAATAAGCAAAAAGTCTGCATATTTAACTTTTATTCTTAAATCACAGAGCAAAGGAAAGGGGGTGAGAAAGCGATGGGACCAAATGAAAGACGCATAGAAATCATAGAAAGATTATGTCATAGAAGGCAAGACACAATGGCTAACTTAGCAAATGAGTTTGGGGTTAGTATTAGAACCATTAAAAATGATATTGATATCCTATCGCTTTCTTACCCGATAGAAACTATTCGAGGACGACATGGTGGAGGTATCAAGATTGCAGATGGTTATAAGTTAAATCAAAAATATTTAAAACCTGAACAATTGGAATTATTAAAAAGATTAAGTATCCTGCTGTCAGGTGACGACCTTGCCGTAATGAATAGCATTATCAAAGACTTTGCTCTAAAAGCATAAGGGTGAAGGAGGTGGAATTTATGACTGATATAAATTTAGTTCTCGCAGAAGAACTAGAAAGACTTGCAGCAGAATATCGAGCAAAAGCAAAGAACCATACAATAAATGCTCAAATAAGCATTCAAGATATAAGCATGGTGCTAACAGAGAAAATGAAAAAAGGTAAAATAGCAGAAATTAAAGCACTATTAAGAAAATATGGTGCAGAAAAGCTAATTGAAGTTAAACTTGAAGATTATGCTGATATTTTTGAAGATGCTAAAAAAATATAAGGGAGGAAAAAGGTATGAATGAATTAATCAAAGTAGATTACAGCAGAGAAGAACCAACAGTATCAGCAAGAGAACTTCATAAGTTTTTGGAAATTGGGACGGAGTTTAGACATTGGTTCCCCAGGATGTGTGAATATGGGTTTACAGAAGGAGTAGATTATACCCCGGTCATTTTTGACCACCCCCAAAACCATCAGCCGACAACAGATTATTGTTTAACAATCCCTATGGCAAAAGAATTATGCATGATTCAAAGAACGGAAAAGGGGAAAATGACCCGACAATATTTCCTTTCTATTGAAAAGGCATGGAATACACCTGAAATGGTAATGTCCAGAGCTTTGAAAATGGCAGAGCAGACAATAAAACATCTGCAGAGCGAAAATTCAAGATTATTAACAGTTAATGCTGTTATGCAGCCAAAAGCAGATTATTTTGATGAACTAGTGGATAGGAATCTGCTTACTAATTTTAGAGATACAGCAAAAGAACTAAAGATAAAGGAAAAGGACTTTATAGGATTTTTAATTGATAAAAAATACATCTATCGAGATAAAAAAGGGAAACTCAAACCTTATGCAGATAAAAATGATGGTTTATTTGAAATTAAAGAAGCAAAGAATGAAAAAAACGGCTGGATAGGAACTCAGACCTTGATTACACCAAAAGGTAGAGAAACATTTAGATTATTAATTAAAGGATTAGTTGATAGAAATGTTGTTTAGGCAGGTGATAAGAATTAAACTTTACCCACATCAAATAGAAGTGTTAAAGAAGACCCAAAATTCAAATCAAGTTGCATACTATTTGGACATGGGGCTTGGCAAGACATTTTTAGGTTCAGAGAAAATGAAACAATTAAATGCACCTTATAATCTTCTAATCTGCCAAAAGTCCAAAATCAAAGATTGGGAAGAACATTTTAAAAACTACTATGACTTAGAAATTATAATTTTCAAGAACCAATCTATAGAGAGCATACCACAAAATAGTGTAATTATTATTAATTATGATTTGGTATGGCGAAGGAAACAATTACAAAAGCTAAAGGATTTTACATTAATACTTGATGAATCGCAGTATATCAAAAATGAAACATCCAACAGAGCAAAGTTTATTTTAAGTCTTAATCCTGTAAATGTAATTCTTCTTTCTGGTACTCCTACAGGTGGAAAATATGAGGAGCTGTGGTCACAGCTTAGACTTCTTGGATGGAATATTAGTAAAAGCTCCTTTTATAATCACTACACAATTACAGAAAAGATTGATGTTGGAGGATTTAAAATTCCAGTTGTAAAAGGTTATAAAAATGTGGACAGGCTGAAAGAAAAACTAAAATCCTATGGTGCAGTATTTATGAAAACAGAAGAAGTATTTGACCTGCCGGAGCAGATTGAACAGGTTGTAACAATCGAGAACTCAGAGGAATATAAAAAGTTTAAAAAAGACAGAGTTATCACAATTGATGGTGAAACTTTAGCAGGAGATACAGCACTTACAAAGTTATTGTATCTAAGGCAGTTAACATCAATTTACAACTCAAATAAACATCAGGTGCTAAAAGATATCTTTGAATCCAGTAATGATAGATTTGTTATCTTCTACAATTTTAAAAGAGAGTTTGAGATTATAAAAAATCTGTGCTTGGAGCTAGATAGACCCATATCCTACATAAATGGAGAGGGGACAGACCCTGAAAATTATGAAAATAAATCTAATAGCATTACATTGGTTCAATATCAAGCAGGAGCATCTGGAGTTAATTTGCAGAAGGCAAATAGAATTATTTATTTCAGCCTTCCACTATCTAGTGAATTTTGGATGCAGTCAAAAAAGAGAATACACCGGATAGGACAAAATAGGACTTGCTTTTACTACTATCTTATTACAGAAAACAGCATAGAAGAAAAGATACTTGAAGTATTAAAGCAAAGGCGGGATTTTACTGTGGAGCTATTTGAAAAGGTGATGTTATGACAGAAAAACAGTTTCAAACTAAAGTTATAAGATACTTAAAAACACTTTCTAATACTTGGTTTTTTAAAGTTTTTGGAGGTGGATTCCAAAGAAGTGGTATTCCAGATTTAATCTGTTGTATAAATGGAGTTTTTGTAGCAATTGAGATGAAAGCAGAGAAAGGAAAAGCAACAGAACTTCAAAAAATGAATATAAAAAATATAAATGAAGCAGGAGGCATTGGAATAATTTTATATCCTTCAGGATTTGAAGAATTTAAAAAACTCACAGAGGAGGTGCTAATGTGCAATTTTCCTACAGCAGAGTTGAATGTTTTGAAAAGTGCAAGTACCAATTCAAACTGCGATATAAAGACAAATTAAGAACAATACCTTCACCGGCAGCAGATAATGCTTTAATTGCAGGTTCAGCTTTACATCTTGGGATTGAGGAAGGTATAGAGACAATGGAGCAATATTATTATAATCAGTATCCAGTTATTACTGATGCTCATGTAAATGAAGTAATTAAGCTTACATCATTAGTAAAAAAGGCTCAAATTGTAATAAATACAATGCTTCATAATAAAGAGCCGACAGAAAAATATGAGTTTAAAATTAATTTTCCAGAATTCATAGGATTTGTAGACTTTATTATCCAAACACAGGATGGAAGTATTAGCATTTATGATTTTAAATACAGCAATAATATAGAGCATTATTTGGAGTCAAAACAGCTGCATTTATATAAGTATTATTTAGAAAAACTGGGATTTAAGGTGTCAGAAATAGGATTTATTTTCATTCCTAAAACAGCTATAAGACAAAGGAAAACTGAGGATTTATATCAGTTTAGAAAAAGACTTCATAAAACTTTAGAAACTATGGAAGTTAAGGTAATTCAAATTCCATATGATGAGACTAAGGTTCAAGAATTTAAGCTAAGATGCCAGGAAATTATTAATGAAGAAAAATATGAAAAAACACTATCAAGACTTTGTGATTGGTGTGAATATCAAAATTATTGTGAGGGAGGACAAACATATATGTTATTACCACAAAATGTTAGGAGAGAACTACAAATAGACAGGTATCCGGATATGTGGATATATGCCGACAGTTACGTTGGAAAATCAACTTTTGTTGATCAGTTCGATGATTTATTATTCTTAAATACTGATGGAAATACAGATAATACCACAAGCCCAGTTTTAAGGATAGCTGATGAAGTAACTTTTGAAGGAAGACTTAAAAAAGTCAAAATGGCTTGGGAAGTGTTTTTAGATGTTATTACTGAGCTTGAAAAGAAAGATAACACTTTCAAAAGAGTGTGCATTGATTTAGTTGAGGACTTATATGAACACTGCAGGCTTTATATGTATAACAAGTTAGGAATAGACCATGAGCAGGATGCAGGTTTTGGTAAAGGGTGGGATATGGTTAGAACTGAATATCTATCAGCCATAAAAAGACTTAAGAATTTAGGATATCAAATAATTTATATTTCTAAGGAAGTAACTATAGAAATAACACTAAAAAATGGAGCTAAGCTTACAACCATAAAACCTAATATTAATGAAAAAATAGCTAATGTCTTAGCTGGAACAGTAGATTTAACTGTTAGAGCCTTTATGGATGGAGAAGAAAGATACTTGCAGCTTGAAAAGAAAGAAAACATCTTCGGTGGCGGCAGATTTAATTTTAAAGTTTCAAGAGTAAAGCTTGATAAGGATGAATTTATGAAAGCTTTAGAAGATGCTCAGGAAGGTGTAAAAACTTATTCTAAATCAGAAACAGTAGCGGCTGAAGGAGCAGATACTTCTAATAATACAGCAACAGAAGCAGGGGATACAACTGTATCTGAAACAGAAGAACCAGTAAAAAAGAGCAGACGCTCTAGAAAATAAAAATAGGAGGAATTAATTATGGCAACAAAAAATTTATTTGCAAAGTTTGATAAGGAATTCGATGTTAAGGGTTTAAAGGAAGAGTTAAAAAATGTAGGGACAGGAGAAGGTCAATACAAAGATGTACCCCTTGGAACATATGAGGTAAAAATTGAAAAAATGGAACTTGTAGAATCAAAGACAGGTAAACCTATGTTATCCTGCTGGATGAAAATCTTATCTGGTGAATATCAAAATTCCATATTGTTTATGAACCAAGTTATAAACACAGCTTTTGGGCTTCATAACGCTAATGAATTTTTAAGATCTCTTGAAGCTGGAATAGAAGTAGAGTTTGAAAGTTTTTCACAATACTACGATTTAATACTTGATATTCATGAAGCAATTGACGGCAATTTAGAATATGCAGTAGAGTATGGGGAAACCAACAAAGGATTTAAGACCTTTAAAATAACTGAGGTTTTTGAGGTTGAATAGGTATGATTCTATTCTTTGACGCAGAGGTTTTCCTGCAAGATTGGCTCTTCGTCGTAATAGATCCTATTAATCATCAAAAATATGTCTTTATAAATGATGCTAAGAAATTAGCATCATTTTATGAAGAACATAAAGAACATATCTGGATTGGCTATAACAGCCACCATTATGACCAGTATATTTTAAAAGGTATCCTTTGCGGTTTTGACCCATATACTATCTCCAGTTTCATTATAGCAGAAAAAAATCAAGGCTGGCAGTACAGCTCTCTATTTCAAAAAATTCAACTTTATGAATTTGATATTATGACAACAACTCACGGTTTAAAAGAACTTGAGGGTTTTATGGGAAATGACATAAGAGAAAGCTCTGTAAGTTTTTCAATAGATAGAAAGTTAACAGAAAAAGAATTAGAGGAAGTTGTTAAATATTGTACTCATGATGTTGAGCAGACTATAGAAATATTTCTTCATAGAAAAGAGGAATTTGATAGTCATATAGCTTTACTTAAAGCTTTTAAACTTCCCCTTAAATATATAAGTAAAACAAAGGCTCAGCTTGCAGCAGTTATTTTAAAAGCAAATAAAATAAATCGCTGTGATGAATTTGAACTTAATATACCAAGTAATTTAAAAATAAATAAATACAATGAGGTTGTTGATTGGTATAAAAATTCAAGTAATTACAGTTATGATAAATCATTAGAAATAAATATAAGTGGAGTACCGCATGTATTTGCATGGGGTGGGCTTCATGGTGCAAGAGAAAAATATACAGGTGAAGGAATTCTTTTAAATGTAGATGTAGTTTCATTTTACCCGTCTTTGATGATAGAGTATGGATTTTTATCAAGGAATGTAGAAGACCCAACATTTTATAAAGAAATATATAAGGAACGTATAAAGCTAAAGGCTGAAAAGAACCCAATGCAGCAGCCTTATAAAATTGTTCTAAACAGTACCTATGGTGCTATGAAATACAAATACAATAACCTCTATGACCCAAGACAGGCTAATAATGTATGTGTAGCAGGACAGCTTTTACTTTTAGATTTAATAGAAAGGCTAGAACCGCACTGGACTTTAATTCAGTCCAATACTGATGGTTTAATAGGAAAAATAAAAAGGAAATCGGATTTAGATAAAATTAAAGAAATCTGCATGGAGTGGGAAGATAGGACTTATATGAAATTTGATTTTGAAATCTTTAAGAAGATATATCAAAAGGATGTAAATAACTACATTATTATTAAAGAAGACGGCAGTTTTAAATCTAAAGGTGCCTATGTTAAGGAACTGAACAGTATTGATAATGACCTACCTATAATAAACTTAGCTTTAAAGAAATATTTCATAGAAGGTTTTCCAGTTGAAAAAACCATAACGGAATGTAAGGAGCTTTTAATGTTTCAAAAGGTTGTAAAGCTTACTTATAAATATTCTCATGCTCTTTATGGGGACAAACCATTAGCAGAAAAAACTTTAAGAGTTTTTGCATCAAAGAATGAGGAGGATAAAGGTGTATTCAAAGTAAAGCCTAATGGCAGAGTTGAAAAAATGGCAAATACACCTGATAGATGTTTTATAGTAAATGACAGTGTTATAGAAAAAAGAGTTCCAAGACGCCTTGATAAGGAGTGGTATATAAATTTAGCAAAGAAAAGAATTGAAGATTTTGTTGGTGAAATCAGATAAAAAATTATAGGAATTTGGGAAGTTACTATCCAAAATGAGTTGTTTTAAAGCGATTTAAGCCTAATTTTAAGATAATTTTTGGGAATAAAACTATTAATTTTAATGGTTAAACAAACCAAAAGGTATATGAAAATGGGCAGAATAACTACATTTTTACTATGTATTTCTTACCAAAAGGCGGTGAAAATTATGAATATTTTTAAGGGGTATATTCCTTTAAAAGGCAAAAAACCTTTAGAGGAATATAAAGATAGAGATAAATTCTACACCTATGATTGGGCGAGAAAAACCTTTGATGATTATGGAGCAGTATTACAAGACAATATTATTCAAATAGATTTTGATTCAAAGAAAGAAGCAGAAATTGTAAAGAACATAATAACCGATTTAAAAATTAAATGTTGCATATTAAAAACTGACAGAGGAATGCATTTTTACTTTAAAAATACTGATATAAAGACAAGAAAAATAAAATCTAAAACTCCTTTGGGATTAACTGTTGATATAGGGCTTGGAGTTAAAAATTGTATAGTTCCTTTAAAAGTAAATGGCAAAACACGAAGATGGTTAAATAAAACTGATGAAGTAGATTATCTTCCAGATTGGTTAAGGCCCATAAAATCAGCACCAGACTTTATCAATCTAAAAGAAGGTGACGGAAGAAACCAGCAATTTTTTAATTATATATTAATCCTTCAATCAGAAGGTTTTAGCAAAGATAGTATAAGAAATATTATAACCATCATAAACAAATATATTTTAAAAGAACCATTAGACCAAAGGGAACTTGATACAATACTTCGTGATGGAGCTTTTCTTAAACAGTCTTTTTATAAAAAGTCAAAATTTCTTCATGACCAGTTTGCAAAATTTTTAAAAGAAGAAGAGCACATTATTAAAATTAATAACCAACTTCATGTTTATAAGGACGGAATTTATAAAAATAGTACTTTGGAAATTGAATCAGTTATGATTAAACATTTACCAGAGCTTAATAAAGCAAAGAGAAATGAAACTATGAATTATCTTGAACTTATTACTGAGAATGTTCTCCTAAGCTTTGAAGATTATAATCGAATAGCATTTAACAATGGAATTTATAACATAATAGATGATTCTTTTATAGAACATTCTCCAGATTTTATCATCACCAACAAAATTCCGTGGGATTATAACCCCAGTGCTTATTTCGAATTAGCAGATAAAACCTTAGATAAAATCAGCTGCAATGATGCTGAAATTAGAAGTGTACTTGAAGAACTTATAGGATACACATTTTATAGAAGAAATGAAATTGGAAAAGCTTTCATTTTAACTGGTGAAAAACAAAATGGGAAATCAACATTTTTGGATATGGTAACTACTCTTATAGGTATTTCTAATATTGCTGCTCTTGATTTAAAGGAACTGGGAGAGCGATTTAAAACAGCAGAATTATTTGGAAAGCTTGCAAATATTGGTGATGACATTGGAGATGAATTTATTGCAGAGCCTTCAATGTTCAAAAAACTTGTTACAGGGGATAGAGTTAATGCAGAAAGAAAAGGCAAAGACCCTTTTGAGTTTAATAATTATTCCAAGCTTTTATTTTCAGCAAATAATGTTCCAAGGGTTAAAGATAAAACAGGAGCTGTCCAAAGAAGACTTCTTATAATTCCTTTTAAAGCAAAGTTTACAGCAGATGATCCTGATTTCAGACCAGATATTAAATATGAATTAAGGACGAAAGAGGCTATGGAATATTTGATTTTACTTGGATTAAAGGGACTGAAAAGAATTCTTAAAAATAAGAAGTTTACAAAATCCATACAAGTGGAGCATGAGCTTAAAGAATATGAGAAGACCAACAATCCAATTATTGAATTCTATGAAGAATATGAAACAAAAGTGGAAAATGAGCCAACGAAAAATGTCTATAAGAATTATTTGGAGTTTTGCTTAAATAATAATTTGCAGCCACTTAGTCATATAGAATTTTCAAGACAGATTACCAAGAGGTTCTGTTATAAAACTATAGATAAAAAAATTGATGGTAAAAAATACAGGATATTTGTGAAACTGTAAGTACAAGATGGGTTCTATATCAGTTCAACATAAGTACAAGATTAAAAGCAAGTAAAATCAATGGAGTACAAGATGTCTAAGATGTATATACCTTTTATATAATTAAGACATGGTATATATATATAAATATTACTATATAAAAAAGAAATATATATAGAGAACTAGATATCATGTACTCCCTAAGTAAGGGGGAAGCCTAAATGAGCGATAGACAAGCATACTCAGATCCTACAGCTGCAAAGGCTGTTGGGAATGGAATAAAGGAATTTAAAAAGAAAAAAGCAATAAATAGTTGTTTTGCCTTAAGAAAAGGGAAATGCAGTGTGCTAAATGTTAAAAAATGTGATGAGCTAAGTTGTAGTTTTTATAAAACTAAGCAGCAGCTTCAGCAGGAAAAGCATTTGACTTTTAAGAGAATAAAAACTTTAGATAAATCTACACAACTTCAAATTGCACAGTCCTATTATGGCAATAAAATGCCTTGGTTAAAGGAGGAGATTTAGTATGACATCCAAAGAATATTTATCACAGGCATATCGTATAGACCAAAGAATTAATAGTAAATTGGAGCAGATAGTATCTTTAAGAGCATTAGCTACAAAAGCTACATCCACATTAAGTGATACACCTCCTAGTGGAACTCGTAATGTGCATTCTATGGAGGATATAATTGTAAAAATGGTTGATTTGGAAAATGAAATAAATAGGGATATTGACACATTAGTTGATTTAAAGCGAGATATTATGGATGTTATTAAAAAAATTAATAATCCAGAACAACAAACCCTTTTAGAACTTAGATATCTCTGCTTTAAATCTTGGGAGCAAATAGCAGTAGAGATGGGGTACAGTATTCAAAATGCTTATAAAGTTCATGATAGAGCAATTGAAAATATAGCAGCTTTGAAAAGAGTAGAGTAAATGTGATAAAAAGAGAGTATGAAAATCTGATTTAGTTATAATTGGAGGATTAGAAAGATGAGTTATAAAGAAGCTTTACAAGATGGTATTAGAATTGAAAAGTGTGGCAGACAAAGCAGATATTATCCCCGTTGTATCTTTTGCGGTACGGAAGTAAAGTCATATAATTATGTTCAACACTATAATTACATCTGTTCTGATTGCCGCAAGCTTAAAAATACTTTTATGAAAACAGGAATTTTTAAATTAAAAACAAAAAAGTAGAGTAAAGTTGATTGAATTAGAGTATGAAATGTTGTCTTATATAAAATAGAGAGATATTAACAAAAAGCTATTGAAGGAAAAACTTTGGTAGCTTTTTTATTATTAAAGATGAGAGTAAATGTGATAAAAAGAGAGTATAGAAATATGTTTATATTATAATTAGGGAAAAAGAATTAAATAGACACTAAAAGACATTGAACCTACGATATTATTATAATAGACGAAGTGAAAAAAATAGATGAAGCCATCGAAGGAAAACTGTGGTGGTTTTTTGTTATGTATAAAGAGATATATAACAATCAATAATTGAAACACAAAAAAATAAAAAATGTACTAATTGATACATAAATATTGTTGATTTAGTATATTTAGTGTATAATTTGAGTATAATGATACTGAGAAGGAGAGTTTAAAGTGAGTTGTATTGATAGGCAAACAAAGAAATACATAGATTTTACTCCAGAGGAAATAAAAGAATATCTTAATAATGTTAGAAGAGTAGTTCTTGAAGGTAAATATATTATAGCTCAAAATGAAAATAGGAAGGAAAATATTGATTTTATTGAGGATTATAAGATTGATAGTAAAAAAGAAAAAGAGATTTTACTAGGTATTCAGTATGATGATTTTTGCTATGCAGTAGATAATGATAAGGAAGAATTTGCACATGAAAAGTTATACATATTCTGTAAAGGCTGTGAACTTGATAATTGGGGAACTTTAGAATTTGTAGAAATATATATTAAGACAAATATGACGCAAACAAGAAGAGGCGATGATTTTATGGTTGTTGTATCTTTTCATAAAAGGAATAAACCAATAAATTATTTGTTTAAATAAAAACAATTACTTGATTAACTAATATGAGAAGATAATAATAGTGTTGAATAATTAAGGAGGGAATTTGTAATGGTAGGTTTTTGTGAGAAATGCCATGACATGATTGAGTACTCTGTTAGAGAAGTGGATAGAGTAAAGAACATTAAAGGTAAGAATATAACATATAAAGCAAAAGAAGCTTATTGTAATGAATGTGGCGAACTTATATTTGTAGCTGAAATAAGAGATTATAATTTACTTATGCTTGATAATGCTTATAGAAACCAGGAAAATTTAATTTTGGTTTCAGAAATTGAAAATATATTAAAAAAATATGATATTGGCAAAAGACCTTTATCGTTGTTGCTTGGTTGGGGAGAAGGTACTTTGACTAGATATTTGAATGGAGATATTCCAACAAAACAATACTCAGATATACTAAAGAAAATTTTGGAAAATTCGTCTTATATGTATGAAATATTAGAGCAAAATAAGGATAAAATTACCGATCGGGCATATAATCTTTGTAAAAGAGCAATTGAGAAAATTGAGGAAGATCAAAGAGCGATGACTATTGAAAACGAAGATAAGATAGATAGTGTAGTTAAATATATTTTATATAGATGTGAGGAAATAACTCCATTGGCTTTACAGAAATTATTATATTACTGTCAGGCTTTTTATAAAATTTTTAACGGAGAATATTTGTTCAGTGACGATTGTGAAGCATGGGTTCATGGACCGGTTTATAGGAATGTTTATTTTAAATATAAGAATCATGGTTTTAACCCTATTGAAGAGAGTATTGATTATAATGATATTGATTTAAATGAATTTGAAAAAGAAGTAATTGAGAGTGTTATTATAAATCTAGGATGCTATAGTGGGAAGATTTTAGAAAAGATGACTCATATAGAAATGCCTTGGAGGACTACTAGAAAAGGATTAAGTGATAATGAATTATCAGATAGAGTTATTGAGAAACAGTTAATTGGTGATTACTTCCAGGATATAAAAATAAAATATAGTATGCTAAATGTAGCTGATATAAGAGATTACAGTTTGGATATTTTTAAAAAAGTAAATAATTTATAAAATAAATTTGAAGCTTCTAAGGGTGTTGCCCTAGGAGCTTTTTATTTTGGAGGACTGATGTATATGCCAGTAAAACCTAAACGACCCTGTAGTTATCCCGGCTGTCCTGAACTTACCTGCGGCAGATACTGTGAGAAACATCAAAAGGAAATAAATAAAACCTACAATAAAAACTGCAGACCCTATGGATACCTTTATAACAGTAGTAGATGGAGAAGACTTAGGAAACAGTTTCTGCATAAACACCCACTGTGTGAAGAGTGTAAAAGAAAAGGTATTGTTACTGCTGCTGAAGTGGTTGACCACATTAAGCCTCATGAAGGTGATGAAAGGCTGTTCTGGGATGAGAGCAATTGGCAGAGTTTATGCAAAAGCTGTCATGATAGGAAGACCGCTAAGGAAGACGGCAGATGGGGAAAGAAAGGAAGAATCTACACTTATTAAAGTTACCAACAATGATGTGTTAATAACTTGTGGACAATCTGTTGATAATTCTTCAAGAAAGGGTAGGGGGGTATATTTCCTCACCACTTGAACCCCCCTACGTCGGGCGGCTCCCTTCGCACGAAATTTCGCAGAATTTAATAAGGGGGGCAGCATATATTTTATGAAAAATCAGCTGTAACTATTGAAAAATCAGCCATTAAGCTGTTTTATATTTTGCAGATAAGTATCTGTAAAAATCAGAAGATTAAAAGCCTGTAAACCTTGAAAATACAAGGATTTATAGGCTTTTGATGTTAATATAAAAACTATTCAAAGAATTAATTTTAAACAGTGATTTTTAAGTGTTTTTAAGGCATTTTTTTAAGATTTTACATTAATCTTATCGCAAAAAGGAAAGGAGGCATAAAGAAATTGACTGAGGTGGAAAAACAGCAGATTCATGAACTAAGGCTTAAAGGTTTAGGATATAAAGCAATAGCTGCAGTTCTTGGTTTATCAAGAGATTCAGTAAAAAGCTACTGTAAAAGGAATGGTCTTTGCGGTGATGTTTCTGTAGTAAGTTTGAACATTGAAGAGATGAAAAAGCAGAGTCTTGTATGCCTTCACTGCGGTAAGAAATTAAAACAAAAGAAAAAAGGGAGAGTAAGGAAATTCTGCTCTGAAGAATGCAGGAGAACCTGGTGGAAAAACAATCAAGATAAAAGAAACAAAAAGGATACAGCTGTTTATAAATATACCTGTGCCTATTGCCAGAAAGAGTTCAGCTCTTATGGAAATAAAAACAGAAAATACTGCAGTCACAGCTGCTATATAAAATCAAGGTTTGGGGAGGTTTAAGAAGATGCAGTTTAGGAAGTTAAAAATAGACAGCCTTATACCTGCTAAATATAATCCGAGAAAAGATTTAAAGCCGGGTGATAAGGAATATGAAAAAATAAAAAACAGTTTAACTGAATTTGGATATGTAGATCCCATTATTGTAAATTCAGACTTTACAATTATTGGCGGTCATCAAAGATGGAAGGTTTTAAAAAGCTTAGGCTATACAGAAGTTGATTGTGTTGTTATAGATATAGATAAAACAAAGGAAAAGGCTTTGAATGTGGCACTTAATAAAATAAGCGGAGAATGGAATGAAGCACTTCTTGCTGAGCTTATTAAGGATTTGCAGAGTATAGATTATGATGTTTCCTTTACAGGTTTTGAACCGCCGGAGATAGAAGAACTGTTTAGCAATGTTCATGACAAGGAAATAAAAGAAGATGATTTTGATGTTGAAGATGCTTTAAAAGAACCTGTAATTTCAAAGCAGGGAGATTTGTGGCTGCTTGGAAGGCACAGACTGATTTGCGGGGATAGTACTAAAGCTGAAACATATGAGGCTTTAATGGATGGTAAAAAAGCTAATTTAGTGGTTACAGACCCTCCCTACAATGTTGCATATGAAGCAAAAGCCGGAAAGATTCAAAATGATAACCTTAAAGATGAGGAGTTTTATAATTTCCTTTATAAGGCGTTCACTAATATGTATGATGCTATGGAGAAAGATGCTTCAATTTATGTATTCCATGCAGATACAGAAGGATTAAACTTTAGAAAGGCTTTTAAAGCTGTTGGATTTTATTTATCCGGAGTTTGTATCTGGGCAAAGCAAAGCTTGGTACTGGGCAGAAGTCCTTATCAGTGGAAACATGAACCTGTACTCTTTGGTTGGAAGAAGGAAGGCAGGCATAATTGGTACTCTGATAGAAAACAAAGTACTATATGGAGCTTTGACAGACCATCTAAGAATCCTCTCCATCCAACAATGAAGCCAGTAGCTCTTTGTGCTTATCCAATTCAAAACAGCAGCATGAGCAATTGTATTGTTCTTGACCCTTTTGGCGGCAGTGGTTCTACTTTGATTGCCTGTGAGCAGACTAATAGAATCTGCTATACCATAGAGCTTGATGAAAAGTATGCTGATGTTATTGTAAAGAGATATATAGAGCAAATGGGAAATGATGAAGATGTGTTTCTTTTAAGAGATGGTAATAAAATTAAATATGCTGATATAAAAAAGGAAGGTTGTGATTAATATGACCTTCCTTGATTTCTTTGCAGGAATAGGCGGCTTTCGATTGGGGTTAGAACTTGCAGGACATAAATGTATAGGATTTTGTGAAAAAGATAAATTTGCAGTAAAAAGCTATAGAGCTATGTTTGATACGGAAGGAGAGTGGTATGCAGATGACATTACAAAACTCAAATCAGAAGACATACCTTATGCAGATATCTGGTGTGGAGGCACTCCGTGCCAAGATGTATCTATTGCAGGAAAGCGAAAAGGTTTATCAGGAGAGCGAAGTGGACTCTTTTTTAAATTTATTGAACTCGTTAAAGTCAAAGAAGAAAAGGATAAACCCATATACCTTATCTTTGAAAATGTTAAAGGACTTTTATCAAGTAATAGAGGATTCGATTTTACAAACTATCTCAATTGTATATCCGAAGCAGGGTATGATGCAATCTGGCAGGTGCTTAACTCTAAAGATTTCGGAGTACCCCAAAACAGAGAGCGTGTGTTCATTATTGCAAATCTTAGAACCAGAGGTAGACGAAAAATACTACCTGTCAGAGGAGAAAACACAGCAGCTCTTAAGCAGATTATAGGTGGCTGTCAAGGTGAGCGAGTTTATGATGCAGAAGGAGTAGCTTGCACACTTACAGGTTGTGGTGGAGGTGGAGGAGCAAAGACTGGTCTTTACTGCGTAGGAAATATAAATCCAAGCGGCAAAGGTATGAATGGAAATGTTTATTCATCAGAAGGAATTGCTCCAGCAGTTACAACTAATAAGGGCGAAGGAAGCAAAATTTTTATTGACCAGTCTTACACAAAGCCAAAGCTCACAGATACATCAAGATGTATTACATCACGTTATACAGCAGGAGTGGTTAATAGAACTGCAATGAATAGCGGAGTTTTAGAGAGTGTTCCAATTGAGTTTAATAGAAATGATGGTATTCTTGATGAAATAAAAATAGCACATACAATCAGTGCCAGTGATTGGCGAGGACTAAACAGAAATCAAACACAAAATGCTGTTCTTGAAGCAAGGGCTGTTATAACTCCTGAAAGAGAAAATAAACGTCAGAATGGAAGGAGATTTAAAAATGCAGATGAACCAATGTTTACTTTAACAAGTCAGGACAGACATGGAGTTGCAGTTAAAGAAGCTACAAAAAAAGGATATGCTGAAGCTGAGATTGGAGACAGCATAAATATTTCAGTCCCTAATTCAAAAACAAGAAGAGGCAGAGTTGGAAAAGGTATATCAAATACTTTAGATACAGGATGCCAAATGGCTACATTGGACAAAAATTATCGTATTAGAAGGCTCACACCAAAGGAATGCTTCAGACTTCAAGGTTTTCCAGATGAATTATTTGAAAAAGCAAGGGCTGTAAATTCAGATGCTCAGCTTTACAAGCAGGCAGGTAATGCAGTAACTGTAAATGTAGCTTTTGCAGTAGCACAATCTATTAAATAAAAATAGTGTTAATAATCTTTGATAATATACTTGCTATTACTCCCCTTTAGAGTGATATATGTACATGACCAAAAACACACTAAGAAAGGGGAAACAAAAATGCAAAACACAGATTTTTTAAAAGCAAGATTTGGAATTGAAATTGAAATGACAGGAGTTACAAGAAACAAGGCCGCAAAGGTTGTTGCAGAAGTTTTAAGAGGAAGTATAAAAAGAGAAAATGATTATTATGATACCTATAAGGTAACAGCAGCAGACGGAAGAGTATGGAAGCTTATGTATGACGGAAGTATTTACACCCAAAAGAAAGTAAATGACGAGAAGGTAGCAGCTACAAAAGAGTATAGTGTAGAACTAGTAAGTCCAATACTTACCTACAAAGAAGACATAGAAACTTTGCAGGAGATAGTAAGAAAGCTTAGAAAAGCAGGAGCCTTTTCAGAAAAGCAAAACTGCACAGGGATTCACATACACCTTGATGGAGCTGACCATACACCAAGAAGTATTAGAAACTTTATAAACATAATCTACTCAAGAAATGACCTGCTTTATGAAAGCCTTCAGATTGAGAGAGAAAGAATGAGATACTGCAAAAAGATGGATGCAGATTTGGTGGAAAGGATAAACAAGAAAAAGCCTACTACCATGAAGCAGATTGAGGATATTTGGTACGAGGGATACGGTTCAAATAGAGAAAGGCATTACCATGAAAGCAGATACCACTTCTTAAACCTACACAGCTTTTTCAACGGAACAGGAACAGTTGAACTTAGAGGTTTTAATGGAACCATGCACGCAGGAGTTATTAGGTCAAATATAGTTTTAGCCTTGGCACTTAACCATCAAGCCCTTACTCAAAAGAGTGCAAGCAGTAAAAAGCCACAGGTTGAAAATCCAAAGTTTGCAATGAGGACCTGGCTTAACAGAAGAGGCTTTATAGGTGAAGAATTCAAAAACTGCAGAGAACACCTTATAAAGCACCTTCAAGGCTCAGCAGCTTGGAGATTTCAGAGAGCCGCATAGATAGGCGGCTGGCTTCATAAAGCCACAGGGCGGAATTACCGCCCTTAGGGTAGTAGAAGGAACTAATGGGCTAGGAATTAAACTTAAGGCAATACAGGGGAACTGTGGCCCAATTAGAAGCTTTCAGAAAGGGTGGATTGATAGATGAAAAGATTGTATATTGCTTATGGTTCAAACTTAAATCTTCAGCAGATGGAAAAAAGATGTCCTACGGCTAGGGTTTATGGCAAGGGGGAGTTAAAGGATTTTAGGTTGCTTTTTAAAGGAGTACCTAATAATGCTTATGCTACTATTGAACCTTTTAAGGGTGGAAAGGTACCAGTACTTGTTTGGGAGGTTAAACCTAAAGATGAGAAAGCTTTAGACATTTACGAAGGTTTCCCAAACTTTTATTATAAAAAAGATTTAGAGGTGGAGCTTGAAAGTGGAGAAATAGTAACTGCTATGGTGTACATCATGACCAATAAAATAAAAGATAGGATTAACTTAAACCTTCCAAGTGAAAGGTATCTAAGAATAGTTAAAGAAGGATATACATCTTCAGGTTTTGATATAGGTTTTATTGAAGAAGCATTGAAAGTAAGTGCTGAAGCTATAAGCAAAAATAATAGATATAAACTTTAAGAATTAGCTTGATATATGTGTGTTTTAGAGTGATATATAGTATAACAAAAACACACTTGGAGGTTTTAGAATGATAGCATTATTTGGAAGAAAGGTTTTAAATTTAAAGGAACTTAAAGAACTTACAAAAGAAGCTAAGAAGGATGGAGTAAAAGGAACAGCCTACGAAGTTACAAAAGAAATTGAACTAAGAGATGAGGAATTTAAAGAATTTGCAAAAGACTTCTGCAAAGACCAGCCTTGGATAACCAAAGAAGATGGTGGTTGCAACGAAAAAGGAGAGCTAAGATGCATAAGGGTTAGGAACACAAAAACAAAGAAAAGCATTTTAGTAGATTCAGAAGGCTACACCTACCCAAGGTACACAGCGATTGAAAATTAGACAGAAGCAGACTGAAGGGCCTGTTTTCTTCTTAAAATATTTATACAAAGTACTTGCTATTAACTGTGTTTAGAGTGATATATGTAACTACCAAAACACAGGGAGGAATGAAGATGGATAGAAAAGAAATAGTTAAAATTTTAAGTGAAGCCTTAGGTTCTCAAGCAAAGTATCTTGGAGCACCAAGCTTTGCCTATGAAATTAAAACGGAAAAGGAAATCTACACAATAGATAGGCAGGGAACCATTATAACTTCGCAAGGTAGGGTTGTTACACTTAACGAAATTTTAAAGGGAGAGGATTCTGAAGAAAAAATAGAGGATACAACTATTGATAGTTTTAATTTAGAAATTCCATTAGGAGAGCATACGGGAAAAACGCTAATAAATATTTTAAATATGCTTTACAGTAAACAGCAGCTAATTGTTAAAACCTTCGAATTAAAAGAACCTTTTATTGAGGAAACCTTTATAAAGAATTTGAATTTAAAGAGAACAGAAACTTTAGAAGAATTTCAAAATGCTATTACTGAAGTTGGAACTGATGGTTGCAAAGGCATATCCTTTGATTTTGAGAAAGGAACTTTTACCTTTAAGCTATTAGGTGAAACCTTAAGCCATGAAAAAATATCCGCATTTATAGAACTTGCATCTTTAATAAATGTGAACGCACAAAAATTAAAACACACCTCTTTTAAGCAGACTCAGGAGGATAACCCTAAATATGCATTCAGAACTTGGCTCATTCGCCTTGGCATGAATGGAAGTAGGTATAAAGATATAAGGAAAACACTTCTTTCAAATCTTGAAGGCAGTTGTGCTTTTAGAAAATTACAACAGGAAGGAAGTGCTGAAATAAATGGATAAATTTTTTACTCAGAAAACCTGTGATCGCTGTGGAGAAAGCTTAAAAGAGGGTAGAATAATGTCAATGTATAATGAGGATTGCATTTGCTTAAGCTGCAAGGAAAAGGAAAGGAAACGTAGTGATTATAAAGAAGCTGTAGAAGCTGAATATGAAGAAGTTAAGAAAGGGAATTACAACTACAAGGGTATAAAAGGAAAAAGAAAATAAGTTTAAGGGTCTACGATTATAGGCTCTTTTTAGTTAGCCAAAAGAGGAGGTGATACCTATGGCTCAAAGGGGAAGAAAACCAAAACCAACAGCATTAAAAATACTTGAAGGAAATCCAGGGAAAAGACCACTTAATGAAGATGAGCCAAAACCTGAGAAAAAAGCACCTAAATGTCCGGGCTGGCTTGATGCTGAAGCTAAAAAAGAGTGGAGGAGAATGTCAAAGCAGCTTGAGGCAATGGGAATACTCACAGCAATAGATATGGCAGCCTTTGCAGGATATTGTCAAGCCTATGCAAGGTGGAAGGAAGCAGAAGAATTTATAACTAAACATGGAACTATTGTAAAAACACCATCGGGATACTGGCAGCAGGTGCCACAGGTATCTATCGCTCAAACCTACCTTAAAATCATGAACAGATTCTGCGAACAGTTTGGACTTACTCCATCAGCAAGAAGCAGAATAGTCACTGACAATATAAATGATGAAGAAGATCCAATGGAACTTATACTTTATAAAGGAGGCAGTAAGAGTGTATGATGAAGCAAAAGCACAGCATGCCGTAAACTTTATTAACTGCTTAAAGCATACAAAGGGTCAGTGGCGTGGTGTTCCTTTTGATCTTCTGCCTTGGCAGGATAAAATTATAAGGGATATATTCGGAACAGTAAAAGAAAATGGATACAGGCAGTATAATACTGCTTATGTTGAAATTCCTAAGAAAAATGGAAAACAGTTAGCCCTTGATACTCCGATTCCAACACCTGATGGATGGACTACAATGGGGGAAATAAAAGCAGGAGATAAGGTAATTGATGAAAAGGGAAGACCTTGTAATGTTGTTGCAATAAGTGAAATTGATGATACGGAGCAGGCATATAAAATAAATTTTAGAGATGGAACAAGTATAGTAGCTGGAGAAAGGCATCTATGGAAGGTTCAAGTTACTAATAATGGCAGAAGAGAAAAACTATTAACAACAGGAGAAATGTATCAAAAGCAGTTTAAAACTAAAAGTAAAGAAAATAGAGCATTATTTCGCATCCCAATAGCGGATGCTTTTATTTTGCCTGAAAATAAACTTCCTATAGATCCGTATCTATTTGGGTACTGGATAGGAAATGGTAATGCTGTAAAGCCTGAAATAACTGTAATGAGAGATGATGTTGACGAAGTTATTAAAAATATACCATATAAACTTCATAATAGATATAAGCAGGAGGGTAACAGCGATATTTTAGTATATAAAGAACTTAAAAGTATATTAGTTAAAAACTTTAGGGAAAAAAGGATACCTATTGAATATTTAAGAGCATCAGCTCAGCAAAGAAAAAGATTATTACAAGGGTTAATAGATTCTGATGGATGTGTAAGCACTGCTGAAAGTCAGGCAATATATGTGACAATTCTTTTTGAACTTGCCAAGGATGTTCAGGATTTATTATGGTCATTGGGAATAAAGAATACGTTAAAAACAGCTCCATCAGCTAGATATGGAATTGAAACAGGTGAAATATGTTATTTAATAAAGTTTACTGCTTTTAATGACTTAGAAGTATCAGGATTAGATAGAAAGCTTAAAAGAGGCAGAGAAAGAAATATTAAAACAAGATCACATTTTCATTATATAAAGTCTATTGAAAAAATAGGAAAGACAAAAATGAGATGTATTCAGGTTGACAGCCCATCAAGATTATATTTAGCAGGTAAATCCATGATTCCTACACATAATAGCGAGCTTGCTGCTGCAGTTGCTCTTTATATGACCTGCGGAGATGGAGAATGGGGAGCTGAAGTTTACGGCTGTGCTGCAGACAGACAACAGGCTTCTATCGTTTTTGATGTAGCTGTTGAAATGGTAGAACAGTGTCCTGCTCTTAAGAAAAGAATTAAACCTGTTCTTTCTGTAAAAAGATTGATATATAAGCCTACAAACAGCTTTTATCAGGTATTATCTGCTGAAGCTTATTCAAAACATGGACTTAATGTTCATGGAGTTGTAATGGATGAACTTCATGCTCAGCCTAACAGGGATTTATATGATGTTATGACTAAAGGAAGTGGTGATGCAAGATTGCAGCCGCTGTTTTTTCTTATAACCACAGCCGGAACAGATAGAAATTCTATATGCTATGAAGTACATCAAAAGGCAGTAGATATATTAGAAGGAAGAAAAATCGATCCAACATTTTATCCTGTTATTTATGGAATAGATGACAATGACGATTGGACATTAGAGAAAAACTGGTATAAAGCAAACCCTTCTCTTGGGCATACCATAGATATAGAAAAAGTGAGAAATGCCTTTAACAGTGCAAAAGAAAATCCTGCTGAAGAAAATATATTCCGTCAGCTTAGATTAAATCAATGGGTGAAGCAGTCCACAAGATGGATGCAGATGGACAAGTGGGATGAGTGTGCTTTTAAAGTTGATATAGATAGTTTAAAAGGAAGAGAGTGTTATGGGGGACTTGACCTTTCAAGTACCACAGATATAACAGCCTTTGTTTTAGTATTTCCTCCAAGAACATCAGATGAAAAATATATTGTTCTTCCTCACTTTTGGATACCAGAGGATAATTTAAATTTAAGAGTAAGACGAGATCATGTACCTTATGATATTTGGAAAAAGCAGGGACACTTAAAAACTACTGAAGGAAATGTAGTTCATTATGGCTATATAGAAACCTTTATTGAAGAGCTTGGGAAAAAATACAACATAAAAGAAATTGCCTTTGACAGATGGGGTGCTGTGCAGATGGTACAAAACCTTGAGGGCATGGGATTTACCGTTGTACCATTTGGGCAAGGGTTTAAGGATATGAGTCCACCAACCAAGGAACTAATGAAACTGACACTAGAACAGAAACTTGCACATGGTGGGCATCCTGTTCTTAGATGGATGATGGATAATATTTATGTAAAAACTGATCCGGCAGGTAATATAAAGCCTGACAAAGAAAAGTCTACTGAAAAGATAGATGGTGCTGTAGCACTTATTATGGCACTTGATAGATCCATAAGACATGAAAATAAAGAAAGTGTCTATGAAAAAAGAGGAATGAGAAGTTTTCTTGATTAGGAGGTGGTGCTTTGAAACTGAAAGATAGAGTAAAGTTATTTTTAACGCCACAGAATGCCTTGTTTGAAGTCCTTCAGAAATATTCGGAGGATTTTTTAAATGGTGAGGAAGTTGTAAAAGATAATTTTAAAATAGATACAGCAGCGGCTATGAGTTTTTCTGCAGTTTTTGCCTGCAATAGAGTCCTTTCTGAAACCTTGGCAAGCTGTCCTATAATGCTTTATGAAAAAGATGATAAAGGAAACAGAAGGCAGGTTACAGATACTGCTGAATATGGTGTACTTCATTATGCACCAAATGCAGAAATGACACCAGTGCAGTTTAAAGAGTTTGGTATGACAAATATAAACCTTGGGGGAAACTTTATAGCACAAAAGGTTTTTAATATGCATGGAGAGCTTTTAGAACTTAGACCAATAGCATGGGACAGAGTAAGAATTGATATAGATAAAACTACAGGAAGGCTTTTATATTTTATTGATGGAAAGCAGGAGGCAAAAACAAGAGATGAGATACTTCATATACCTGGTTTAACTTTAGATGGTTATGTTGGAATAACACCTTTAACCTATGCTGCTTTAACCATTGATATAGGTTTATCACAGGACAAATTTGAAAGTAACTTTTATCATAACAGGGCCTCAAGCAGCGGTATTTTTCAGTATCCTAACGAGCTTTCAGATGAAGCATTTCAAAGGCTTAAAAAGGATATTAAGAAGAACTACACAGGACTTTCAAATGCAGGAGTTCCAATGATACTTGAAGGCGGCGGTCAGTTTAAGGAAATAACTATGAAGCTTACAGATGCACAGTTTTTAGAATCCAAGAGATTCAGAATTGAAGATGTGTGCAGAATTTTCAGAGTACCACTTCATCTGGTGCAGGATTTAACAAGATCCACCAATAACAATATTGAACATCAGAGCTTAGAGTTTATTGTTTACACTATGCTGCCGTGGTTTAAAAAATGGGAAGAAAATTTAAATCTTCAGCTTTTATCAAAAGAATCAAGAAGAAAAAACAGATATTTTGAATTTAATATCAGTGGACTACTCCGTGGAGATATTAAATCAAGATATGAAGCCTATGCACAAGGAAGACAGTGGGGATGGCTTTCTGTTAATGATATTAGAAGGCTTGAAAATATGAATCCTATTGATAACGGTGACAGATATCTCGAACCTCTCAATATGAGCGAAGCAGGAAAACAGGAAGAGCAGCTTAAAGCACTAAGGGAAGAAATATTTAATATGATTAATGAAAGGAAGTGATAAAATGCCGTTTTGGAATTTTAAAAACAGCGAAGAAAATGAGGAGGAGATAGAGCTTAGAATTGATGGTGACATTGTCATGGACGATGATTTTTGGTCGATGCTATTTGGAAATGACAATGTAACTCCAAAGGGTTTTATGTCAGAACTAAATAAATATAAAGGCAAAGACATAAATGTTTGGATCAATTCCTATGGAGGGGATGTCTATGCAGCTTCAAGAATTTACACAGGTTTAAAGGAACACAAGGGAAAGGTTAAAGTAAAAATTGATGGTGTGGCAATTTCAGCAGCTTCAGTTATAGCTATGGCAGGAGATGAAATACTTATGTCTCCAACATCAATAATAATGCTACACAACCCCTGGGGAACTTTTCAAGGTGAAGCTAAGGATTTAAGGCATGGAGCTGATGTGCTTGATGAAGTAAAGGAAACTATAATTAATGCCTATCAGCTTAAAACAGGCAAATCAAGAGCAAAAATATCTCAGATGATGGATGAGGAAACTTGGATGAGTGCAAAAAAAGCTGTAGCTGAAGGATTTGCAGATGGAATGCTTTATGAAAAGAATAAAGAAGAGCCATTGGAAAATTCTTTTATGTTCAGCAGGTTTGCTATTCAAAATAGTGTTAATAACAGGACTAGAGATTTTATAAAACAGTATAATCAAAGGTTTAAAGAAACCTATAAAGATGAAGAAAAAATAAAATTATTAAAAGCAAAACTTGCCTTAGAGTGTGAACTTTAGGGCTTTTATTATTTTGAAAGGAAGGTAATGTATATGTCAGAAAAAATGAAAGAATTATTAGCTCAGTTATCAAATTTAGAAACAGAATCTAAAAACCTTATAAATAAAGAGGAGGCTACAGCTGATGAAATTAATGCAAAGCTTTCTGAAATTAAGGCTTTAAAAGCTAAAATTGAGGCACAAAAAGAAATTGATGCATTAAATGCAGAAAGAGAAAAACAGGCTAAGACGCCAGTGAATGAACCAATATATGCTCAGCCAAAGAATCACAATGAAAAGAAGTGGAAGTGCATGGGAGAATTTTTAAGTGCCGTTGCAAAGGTTTCATCTCCCGGAGGAAGAATGGACAACAGATTAACTTATCAGAACTCAGCAACAGGACTTAATGAAAGCATAGCTTCAGAAGGAGGATTTTTACTAGAAAATGAATTTATAAATGACTTATTTGAATCCATGATGGCACAAAGTCAGGTGGCAAACAGAATAAGAATGATACCAATAGGGGCTAATACCAATAGACTTAGGGCGCTTGGAATTGATGAAAACAGCAGAGCCAATGGCTCAAGATGGGGAGGTGTACAGGCTTACTGGGTAGCTGAAGCAGAAACAGCAGCTCAAAGCAAGCCAAAGTTTAGGGAAATTGAAATGTCACTTCAAAAGCTTTTAGCACTTTGCTATGTAACCGATGACCTTTTACAAGATACTACAGCACTTGAAGCTATAGTAAGGCAAGCTTATGCAGATGAAATGAGTTTTAAAATAGATGATGCAATCATTAATGGTACTGGTGTTGGAATGCCCCTTGGAATATTAAACTCTGATGCATTAGTTACAGTACCCAAGGAAAAAGATCAAGGAGCAGGAACAATTAAGTATGAAAATATACTTAAAATGTGGAGTTCAATGCCTGCAAGACTTAGAGCAAATGCAGTATGGTATATAAATCAAGAGATAGAACCACAGCTTTACACTATGGCTCTTAATATTGGAGCTGGTGGAGCACCTGTGTTTATGCCTTCCGGTGGAGCTGCAGCATCACAGTACAGTACCTTACTTAATAGACCAATAATTCCAATAGAGCAGTGTTCACCTCTTGGTAAAAAGGGAGATATTATTTTAGCTGACCCAACCCAGTATATTGGAATAGATAAAAAAGGTTTAACTTCTGATGTATCTATCCATGTAAGATTTTTATATGATGAGCAGGTATTCAGATTCATCTATAAGTTCAATGGAATGCCTTATAAGAATAAGCCAATTATGCCTTACAAGGGTGCAAATCCACTAAGTCCTTTTGTAACTTTAGCAGATAGGTAGGAGGTAAAAATTATGTTTATTGAAAAATATAAAGTAATACAGATCATTTCACCAAAGACAACAAATGAAGGTATAGAAAGCAGATATGTAAATTTAAAAAATGCAGTAAATGCTGTAGTAATTGTAAATCTTACTCAAGCAGCAGCTCATGAAACACAAATATCCATATATCAGGCAAAAGATACACAAGGAACAGATTCAAAGGCATTAATCAGCAGTGTACCAGTATGGGCAAATGAGAATACGACTGCAGATACTTTATTAAAAACAGATGGAGCAGGATAT